TTTCAAGTGCTCCTCGAAGCAAAACAGAATAACATGTAATAAGGAGAATTACAATGCCTTTTCAATTAAGTCCTGGCGTTGCAGTTGTAGAAAAAGACTTTACCTCTATTGTTCCAGCAGTTTCGACTTCTGCTGGTGCTTTTGCTGGAGTGTTCCAGTGGGGTCCAGTTTTACAACCTGTAACCATTTCTTCTGAAACCGAACTTGTTCGTCGTTTCGGAAAACCTGTTGCCGATAGTGCAGCATCTTTTTTCACAGCAGCAAACTTCTTATCTTATACTAACAACTTATTGGTTGCTCGTATTGATACAGTCACTCACCGTAATGCTGTTTCAAACCCATCGGGTACTGTAACTACTATTACAACCACTCCTGGATCTGGGTATACTTCCACTCCAGTTGTAGCTATTGGTGCACCACAAATTGCTGGTGGTACTCAGGCTACTGCTGTTGCAAACATGGCTGGTAGTTCTGTTACATCAGCTGCAGTTGCGAATGGTGGTACTGGTTACACTTCTGCATCTGTAACATTTACTGCTCCAGCTGGTGGTACTGCTGCAACTGGTACAGTTCAAGTTACTTCTGGTGCAGTTACTGGCATCACAATTACTAGTGGTGGATCTGGTTATACTACTCCACCAACTGCTGTTATTACTGGTAACGGAACTGGTGCTACTGTCGGAGCAACCACTCTTTCTAGCACAACAGTTGCTAGTATTACAATTACCAATGCTGGTACTGGTTACACTTCTGCTCCAACAGTTACATTGACTGGTGGTGGTGGTACTGGTGCTACTGGTACTGCAGCTGTTGCAACTGGTGGCGTTAAAATTAATAACGAAAACGATTATCTAACATCTTTCGTAAATGGTGCTGGTGTTGTTGGCGAATTCGCTGCAAAATATCCAGGAACATTGGGTAACTCTTTACAAGTTTCTTTGGCTGACTCATCAAGTTTCTCTACTTGGGCATACAAAGATGAATTCGATACAGCTCCAGGAACTTCTGACGCTGCAGCTAGCGTAGGTGGTACAAACGACGAACTTCATTTAATTATTATTGATGAAGATGGTTTATGGACTGGTGTGCCAGGAACTATTCTTGAGAAGTATGCTTATGTTTCAAAAGCAGGTGACGCAAAGAAATTTGACGGAACTAACAACTACTACAAAGACGTAATCAATTCTCGCTCACAGTATATCTGGTGGATGGATCATCCAACTACTGGAACTAACTGGGGTAATGATGTAGCAGGAACAACATTCGCCAACTCTGCAGCGGTAACTCGTTCTTTAACAGGTGGTATTGACGACTTCACTGCAACTGATGGTCAACGTATTGCAGCATGGAATATTTTCTCTGACGATGCAACTTATGACATCTCATTGATTCCTGCAGGTAAATGTTCTACTACTGTTGCTAATGCTATTATTGCTTTGGTAGAAACTAGAAAAGATTGTATGGCATTCTTCTCACCAGAAGATACCGATGGTTCAGTTATCACTAGCGCAAATAGTCAAGGAACTGCAGTAACTAAATCTATTGCTTATCGCAACGCATTAACAGCATCTTCTTATGCTGTTCTTGATTCTGGTTATAAGTATCAATACGATCGCTATAACGACAAGTATCGTTATGTTCCACTAAACGGCGATATCGCTGGATTGTGTGCTCGTACTGACTACACTAATGACGCATGGTGGTCTCCAGGTGGTTTAAATCGTGGACAGATCAAGAACGTTGTTAAGTTAGCAGTTAGCCTTGATAAAACAGATCGTGATAACCTATACAAAAATGGTGTTAACCCTGTTGTTACATTCCCAGGCGATGGCACTGTATTGTTTGGAGATAAGACTCTATTGGCTAAACCATCTGCATTCGATCGCATTAACGTGCGTCGCTTGTTTATCGTTCTTGAGAAAGCAATTGCAACTGCTGCTAAGTATCAGTTGTTTGAATTCAACGATGGATTCACTCGTGCTCAGTTCAAGAACTTAGTAGAGCCATTCCTTCGTGATGTTCAAGGTCGTCGTGGTATCACTGACTTCGTTGTTAAGTGCGATGACTCTAACAATACTGGCGAAGTTATTGATCGTAACGAATTCGTTGCTGATATCTTTATTAAGCCAGCACGTTCAATTAACTTTATTACTCTCAACTTCGTTGCTGCTCGCTCTGGAATTAATTTCAGCGAGATCGGTGGCTAAGAGACTAAATAAAGAGAACAAGGAGAATTAAATGGCAAATATTAGCGATTTCAAAGCGCAAATGATTGGTGGCGGTGCTCGCCCTAATCAGTTCCGTGTTGAATTAGTATTCCCTAGCTACGTACCATTAGGTATCGTAGCTGGTCAGCGTGCTCAGTTCTTATGTAAGTCTGCACAGTTACCAGCTTCTACTATTGAGAACATTCAAGTTCTTTATAAAGGTCGCCCAGTAAACTTTGCAGGTGAGCGTAACTTTGCACCATGGACTGTATCGATTTACAACGATACTACTTTCAATATCCGCAATGCTATGGAACAATGGCAAGCTGGTATTCAAAGTTATAGTTCAACTGATGGTAGAACTAATCCACGTGACTATCAAGTAGACTTACAAGTTCATCAATTAGATCGTTCTGGCGCAATCATCAAGAGCTATAAGTTCGTTGATGCATTCCCAACTAACATTGGTCCAATCGCATTAGATTATGACCAGCAAAACCAGATCGAACAGTTTGATGTAGAATTCCAGTTCAATTACTTTACTTCTAATGCAACTGAGGGTGGTGGAATCAATCTTAATGTTTCCGTTGATACACCAATCGGTAGTTTCCCACTACCTATTTAACTTTATAATTAGGGTTTTTAATTATGCAAATTTTTGGATTTGAGATAAAGCGCAAGCAGCCAGCAAACGAGATCGGAGCAGTAGTAACTCCGATCTCTGACGATGGTTCTACAGTTGTATCCACTTCAGCCACTTCCTATTATGGAATGGTTATGGATATGGATACGATCGTTAAAAATGAAAACGATCTTATTCGTCGCTACAGAGAAACTTCTCTATACGCTGACTGTGACGCTGCGATTGAAGATATTGTAAACGAAGCGATTATCGCTGAACCTGATGACCAAGCTGTAAAAATTAACTTAGATAAAGTTAAATTATCTGAGTCAATTAAAGGTAAAGTTAGAACAGAGTTTGACGAAGTTCTTCGTTTATTAAATTTTGATGACAAAGGTCATGACGTTTTCCGTCAGTGGTATATTGATGGAAGAATTTATTACAATATCTTATTGGATCCAAAACAACCTAAGTTAGGTATTCAAGAGTTGCGTTATGTGGATCCTCGTAAGATTCGCAAAATTAAAAAAGTTGAAAAGAAAAGAACTCCGCAAGGAATTGATATTGTAGTTAAGAATGAAGAGTTTTACCTGTATAATGATAAAGGTATTCAAGAGAATACTACTCAGGGAATTAAACTTTCATTAGATTCAATTATCTACACTCCTTCAGGAATGGTAGATCAAAACACTGGCATGATGATGTCTTATTTGCATAAAGCAATTAAGCCAACGAACCAGTTAAAGATGATTGAAGATGCGGTAGTTATCTACCGTATTTCACGTGCTCCAGAAAGACGTGTGTTTTACGTAGACGTTGGTAACTTACCAAAGCTAAAAGCTGAACAGTACGTAAACGATATTATGAACAAGTTTAGAAATAAAATTGTTTATGATGCCACCACTGGTGAGACTCGTGACGATCGTCGCCATCTATCAATGATGGAAGACTTCTGGATGCCACGTCGTGAAGGTGGTAAGGGTACTGAAATTACCACACTTCCAGGTGGACAAAATTTAGGAGATATTGCTGACATTCAATATTTCCAAACTAAATTATATCAAGCATTAAATGTTCCTTTATCAAGATTACAACCAGCCACTGGTTTCTCTCTTGGTAGAAGTACTGAGATTTCCCGTGACGAGATTAAGTTTAATAAATTTATCGCTCGTCTTCGTAAAAAGTTTTCTGGATTGTTTAGTGGTGCATTGCGTGTTCAATTAATTGCCAAAGGCATTATTCGTGATGAAGAATGGGATGTAATTGAACAGGCAATACAATATGATTATCAAGCAGATAATCATTTCACTGAATTAAAAGATAATGAGTTGTTGATGCAGAGAGTTACAACACTGCAACAAGTTGAGCCATACATTGGTCGTTTCTATTCTAGCACATGGATCCGTAAGAATCTATTGATGCAAACTGACGAAGAAATTGAAATTATGGATAAAGAAATGGCTGAAGATAAAGTTCAACAAATGCAGTTAGCCGATGAACAAGGTAGATTGGCTGCAGTAACGCAAGTTGCACAACAACAGCACTTAATGGATAATGGTCTTGGCGGAAACGAACAATCGCCTGACCAACAATAAAGGAGATATAGTATGAGTGATTCAGTTAAAGATTTAATTGCAGCAATTGCTACAGGTAATGCAGTAGATACAGAACAAGCATTTAACGCTACTATGGCTGAAAAGATTTCAGCGAAGTTAGATGATATGCGTGTTTCAGTTGCACAGAGTATGTTTAAAGCACAACAAGAAGAACCAGCCGTAGAGCAAGAAACTGAAGCTCCAGCTGAAACTGCAGAATAATGTACTATAAACAGTTTACAAAATCTATCTCTGGTGCGGATACCACTATCCGCTCTTATGGTTATTTAATACAGAGTATTGATGGAAATATTTTTGTAGACAATGAGCAAACAGATTTTGAGAGTTTAGAAGAAGCAAGAAAATACATTAAAAATAAACACTGCTCAGAAGCGATAGAAACAGAAATTATAGAAAAACAATACGAAGAGATTTCAGAAAATCGTATCGCTAATATTATTAAAGAACATCACGATATTAAAGTTACAGATACATTAATAGAATCATACCTCGAACTTGCTTCTTCGAAAATTTTTACAGTAGATCCTGTTGTTCAAGAAATTAGAAAACTTAATAAACTAGATTCTCTTATTGAGAATAAAGTGCATTATGAATTACAAGATGGTAGTATTGTTGCGATTGATGAACAAACGCAAGAACAACTAAATAATTTATTGGCAATTCATAAAGACGTTGTTGAGTATATGCGTGAGAGCAAAGACAACTTCTTTAACGTAGTTAATAAGATTAAGGAATAAAAATGGCTGTTATATTTACAACTATTAAAAATACAAACCAAGAGACTGTAATTCACTTTGATACAGTACTCGCCGAGAGTGGCGTAATCAATATCGCTAACTTAGGTGCTTCTACTCAGGCTCGTAACTCTGATGCTCCTGCAGTTAACATCGTTAAGTTTATCTGCACAGGACAACTAGGCTCAGGTATTCGTATTGTTCGAAGTGGCAAAAACATTATCGCAGCTGCTCCAGAGAACGATCCAATGTTAGATTTAAACAGCAATGGTTTCGTTGATAACATCAACAATACAGCTAACATTGAAGTGTTTAATGATGTTGCTAAACCAGTTACTGGTTATCTAGTTCTACGCAAAGTTGCTGGCTGGTCTACTGAAGTTGAAACTGCAACATTCGGTTCTTATGACAATCCAACAGTAGTAGGGAGCTAATAATGAAACTCATTAGAGAAGTTACAGAATCCGTTAAACTTCTTACCGAAGACAAACTCGGTAAAGGTAAACAATATTATATTGAAGGTGTTTTCCTTCAATCTGAATTAGTAAACCGTAATGGACGCAGTTATCCAGAATCAATTATGGATAAAGAAGTTGCAAGATATATGCAACAGTGCGTTAAAGAAAATCGTGCCTATGGTGAACTTGGACATCCAGATTCTCCATCAATCAACTTAGATCGTGTATCACATTTAATTGTTGATTTGAAAAAAGAAGGTACTAACTATATCGGTAAAGCAAAGATTTTAGATACACCAATGGGTCAAATCGCCAAAGGTCTTTTAGATGGTGGTGCAAACTTAGGAGTATCTTCAAGAGCACTTGGTTCTCTACAAATGAACAAAGAGGGTGTTCAAGTGGTTCAGGATGACTTTATGCTGTCTACCGCAGCTGATATCGTTGCTGACCCATCTGCTCCAGATGCTTTCGTACGTGGTATTATGGAAAGTAGGGAGTGGGTATTCGTTGATGGAAAGTTTGTGGAAAAGCAGATTGATGAAGTAAGATCTTTTATTAAGAAAACTTCATCTCGCAATCTAGAGGAAGCCAAACTACGTGCTTTCCAACATTTTCTGACTAAAATCAGATAAATAATAAATAATTACATAGAACTATCCAGTTAGGAGAAAACGATGTCAATCGAACAAAAAATCGCTGAAATTCTTGCTGAGTCAAAAGCTGCTGCTCTCGAGCAACAAGTTGCTGACACTCAAGAAGAAAATCTAGTAGAAGAAGAAGTTGAGGCAGTTGCTGAAGAAGCAGTTAAGCCAACTACTCCTCCTGCCAATCCAGACAACGCTAGAAATAACGTTGATAAGGAAAAGGCTGCTGAGGGTGGTACTTCTAAAACTAAAAACAAAGTAAACCAAGATGAAGAAGCTGCTGAAGCTAGCAACCTTCCAATCAAAGGTGTAAAAGAAGATATTGATGCACTTATGAATGGTGAAGAACTCTCTGAAGAGTTCCGTGCTAAGGCAACTACCATTTATGAAGCAGCAGTTACAACTCGTGTTAAAGCAGAAGTAGCACGAATTGAAGAAGAATACGCAGCTAAACTTGAAGAAGAAGCTGCACAGATTGCAGAGGGTCTTGTTGAAAAAGTTGATGGATATCTCGACTACGTTGTCGAGCAGTGGATTGCACAGAATGAATTAGCCCTTGAGCATGGTATGAAGTCCGAAATCCTAGAAGGATTTGTTGCTGGACTTAAAGGTCTTTTCGAAGAACACTATATCGATATTCCAGAAGAGAAGTTCGATGTATTAGGTTCAATGGAAAGTAAAGTTGAAGAACTCGAAGCAAAATTAAACGAGCAAGTTGCTACTAACGTTGAATTGAACAAAACAATCGGCGAATTGAAGCGTAACGAAATCGTTGAGTCTGCATGCGAAGGTTTAACTGATACTGAAGTAGAAAAACTAAAAGGTTTAGCAGAAGAGCTTTCTTATGAAGACTCTGATACTTTCAAATCAAAAGTTCAGACAATTCGTGAGAATTACTTTACTACCAAGCAACAAGCGGAAGTAACATCCGTGGTAACTGATGAGCCAGTGGAAACTTTGACTGAGGAAAAGAAAATCGATCCTACAATGGCAAAGTATCTATCCGCACTCAACTATCGCAAGTAATCATTTTCAAAAAGGAAAAATAAAATGAATCGTCAAGATTTACTTAAAAAATGGGCACCGATTCTAGAATCTGAATCTGCTCCAAAAATTACTGATAACTATCGTAAAGAAGTTACAGCTGTTCTATTAGAGAACCAAGAGCGTGAAATGGCTAAGCAGTCTGAAGCTCTTTTCGAAGCAGTTCCAGCTAACGCTGGTGGTACTGGTGTTTCCCTTGGTGGCGCAGGTACTAATGCTCAGATGGCTGGTTACGATCCAGTATTGATCGCTCTAGTTCGTCGTGCAGCTCCACAGCTTATCGCTTATGATATCGCTGGTGTTCAGCCAATGACTCAACCAACTGGCTTGATCTTCGCAATGAAGTCACGCTATACTTCACAGAACGGCACTGAGGCTCTATTCAACGAAGCTGATACAGACTTCGCTGGTACTGGTACTCACGCTGGTGCTAACCCAGTTTCTGGTACTTATACTACTGGTACTGGTATCACTACTGCTAACGCAGAAGATCTAGGTGGCGCAACTACTTTCAATCAGATGGCTTTCTCAATCGAGAAGACAACTGTAACTGCACAAACTCGTGCTTTGAAAGCAGAATACACTGTTGAACTTGCACAAGACTTGAAAGCAGTTCATGGTCTTGATGCTGAAGGCGAATTGAGCAACATTCTTTCTTCAGAAATCCAAGCTGAAATTAACCGTGAAGTTGTACGTACTGTTTACGCTGCTGCTAAAGTTGGCGCAGAAGTTAACACTGCAACTGCTGGTACTTTCGACATGGACGTTGACTCTAATGGTCGTTGGTCTGTTGAGAAATTCAAAGGTTTAATGTTCCAAATCGAACGTGAAGCCAATGCTATTGCTCAGACTACTCGTCGTGGTCGTGGTAACTTCATCATCTGTTCTTCAGACGTAGCTTCTGCTTTGGCAATGGCTGGCGTACTTGACTATGCTCCAGCATTGTCAACTGGTTTGAACGTTGATGAGTCATCTACAACTTTCGCTGGTGTATTGAATGGTAAGTATAAAGTTTATGTTGATCCATATTCTGCTAACCAATCAACTAGCCAATTCTTCGTTGTTGGTTACAAAGGTTCTTCAGCGTTTGACGCTGGCTTGTTCTATTGCCCATACGTTCCATTACAAATGGTTCGTGCAGTTGACCCAGCTACTTTCCAACCTAAGATTGGTTTCAAGACACGTTATGGTATGGTTGCAAACCCATTCACTAGCTTGTCTTCTGGCACTAACATCTACTACCGTAAGGTAGCAGTTACTAACTTGATGTAATAGTTAGAAACCTACGTAAGATAGGTACTTAAAAGGGGAGCTTCGGCTCCCCTTTTTTTATTATAAATATTAACATGAATATACTAAAGAGTAAACATGAATAATACAATTTCCTGCCCTATCCCAGAAAACATTTCTCCGTTATCACCTAATGGGT